GGTGGCATAAGTTGCAACAATTGTTCTCTTTTTACATTAAAGCGAGGCATCTCTAATCTATTACTTCTATTTCTTTGCGAACACTTCTAGAGTACACTGGGCGTAGTCTAGGGTCCTCATCAACAAAATCGTTCTCTCTATGTATAAGAGAAACATTATACCTTACTCTGTTAAGAGTATATGCTGTATCAGAAAAATCTCTGCCTCCCGCAGGTACTCCTTCATAGGAGTTACCTGGAAAAATTTGATCACAATCCAAATTTGAATTAGAATGAAAGTATCCTTCACCTCCATATGACATTAAGTCGTCTTTGCGGTTACATATATCATTGTACCCGTGACCAAAGTCAGGAAAGATGTAACCTGAAGCTTCGTATGATTGGTTTTCTGGACCATGTGCCAACCCAACAGAATGACCCATCTCATGTAGGTCTGTGTAGATAGTACATCTACTCATAGATGCTGGTGGTTTACCTTCACTAAAGTATGTTGATACTCTAGCAACTCCGCACGTATCTGGGTATGATGTATTTCTGCCAAGTACAATGTCTACTGGCAATCCAACCGATATATTTTTTATGCCTTCAGCGGTGTGCCAATGAGCAAGATACACCTTAGTAAGTTTGAACCTAATATGGACACCCGAGTACTCATATACCTCATTATACTCTTCGACCTTATCTTCGTACATTTGCCACTGGTAACTATCAACATCGTACTCTTCAAGAACACTAATAGGAACATCTATGCCGTAATCAGCATGGCTAGCATATAACATTATACCGAGTTCCCATGTAACTATCTTGTCGTCATCTTCACCGTAGTAGATGTAATTTTGAGTGCTTCTTTGTGTGTATCCTACACAGTCTATTCTATTCTCTACTGCACAAACTGGTTCTGATTCAATATGAAACTGTATCTCCTGTACACCGAGAGTAAAGATACCATCTCCTGTACGTCCATCCCCATAGATGGCTACTGTATCCCGGTCTAGTCTTACTGCTCTGCCTATTGTAGTCTTGTGATGGACCATGCCCCAAGGTTCATCTCGACCGAGCATGTCTTTGTAGTCTACTTTGATTATGGCGGGATCAAACCTGTCACCATACTCTTTTTCCATTGATAGGTTTAGATAACGACGATATCCACACTCGTAAGACCTTGGGTCCTTCTCAGAATATGTACCGCCTTCTCCATCAGCATACTGAAACCACTTTACACCAGGGTAGTCCTTGGAGCATCCAGAATTTAGTAGTGTACCTGCAGGAGGTGGAGGAGGAACGTAACCGCATGCTTCGGATTCAGGTTGCTCACTTATAACTTCACCGCCTTGTCCATCAGCTGTAATAGTGACAAGTGTATGAGGATCTTCACAGTATTCGTCTAATACTGTTCCTTCGATAGGAGGAGGGACGTAACCGCATGCTTCGGATTCAGGTTGCTCAGTAAAAAGTTCACCGCCTTGCCCATCGGCTGTAATTGTGACAAGTGTAGTGCCATCGCAGTACTCATCAAGTACAGTGCCTTGGTCAGGGTGATCTGGGACAGGACAGGAAGAAGATAGAATTCCCAAAAGGAACAATGTATTACAAAGTTCAATAAACATACATGGTATTTTTCTTATTATTGTGTAGTATGTATGTTTTTAATTTACTAGGTCAGGAGAAGATTCTCTCACAAAACGGTCTCTAGCATAATGATTGCACGTATTACATGGCGACATTATTCTTCTTTCTTGTTTTAGCATCCTTTTGTATTTCTGTAATTTAGGGTTAGTCTGGTAGAAATCTAATATAGATGTATTGTGCACATTGTCTAGAGGTTCCATGATTACCCAATCATTGCAACAAAGTATATAATCACCATTCCAATCTATAAAAATATTGTAAAAGGGCTTATTACAATAACCGTAATTTTTATCGTTAGCTATCACACTGGTAAGATCATTTACAATAGCCCCAGACCTAGTATTGTAGTTGACTGGTTCAGTTTCTTCACCTTCCAGCCTTCTTTTTACCTTTATATTTTTGTAATTTTTATATTGTCTTTCAAATTCAATATATTGGTCAAACGTGTAGTTATAGTAAACATTAAAGTAAACCTCATCTACCAAGCTGTAAAGATCCAGATGCTCTTCAAATTTGTATCCATTGGTGTTAATGTAGAACTCAAAAATACCTTTATGTTTGTCACGGAAACAAGCAATTTTCTCAACAGCATCTCTAAAGTGTTTGTGGAGTACAGGTTCACCTCTGCCGGTAAACGACAATCTTAAAGGTCCGGACAATCTTCCGCCACTGTAAGGAATATATGCTATGATTTCTTCTATGTGGTCCAAAGTAATGTCGATTGTTTCTAACGACATATGTAAATTGGAGTTAGGATAATCAACAGATCTAGGACAAAAATTGCATTTTAAATTGCAAAGTTCAGTAGGATTCAATTCAATAGTTGTTGGAATCATTCAAGCCACCATGTGGTTCTTTGAAACCCACGTTCGACTGATTGTGCACTAAAATAGTTAAATGCTCTTTCTGTAAGTTCTAATGTTGATGTTAAAGTGACTCGATAATTTACATCGCTAGAAAACGAGTGAAAACTATTATGGCTGTTTGTAAACAAAAAACTACTATTAGGCTTCCATGGCAAGGTGCATGATAAGTTCTGACGTTCATCATAAAGATGTGTTCCAACTCCTTCGTTACTTACATGGGTTATAATGGAAACTAATTTATTAGAAGAATCACAGTGGATCTTATAAGTATGACCTTTGGCTTGAATATTGTATTCTGTTTTATACATTAATGAACTAAATCTAAAATTTTCAGGACGCTTTAAAATACAGGTAGGAAAGTTTGCGGCCGCTACTTGAAGTAAGATCGGGTAAATTTGTCTTTTGAGCTTATCAAGAATAAATTCTGAATTAGGAAGATTAATTAAATCCTCCACTATCCTTCCGCCAGGCTCAGGCTTTGGCCACCTTAACATTATTTGTTGAATAGCAAGAAAATCTTCATGTGAAAAGGTTTCATCAAACAAAAAGTGAGGCCACGGGTTTATTTTCTTATTCATGATCTATATAGATGGTCGGAGACGAGGGACTTGAACCCCCGACCCCCTGCTCCCAAAGCAGGTGCTCTACCAAGCTGAGCTAGTCTCCGAAAGAGCAGTTTTACCACTTGCTCAGGTGACGGTGCGCACCGACCAGGGCGAGTTTTAGGTCATCCCGAGACACTAATCATGGAAAAAAAGTGACTTATCTTCAAATGTATCGCACTTATGAGCAGGCTTTGCATGTTGATGATAGATGGCGCACCTACGTTCTTGACCATCCAAAGGACTTAGAAAGCTCCAGTCAGTAGTTTCATATGCTACTACAAGGAAAGGAAGCATTCCGATAATCAAAAGATCCTTCATGCGTTCTTTAGTCATGGCTTACCCCATTTGACTCCGTCTTCGATTGCATGCTGAGCACACTGAACATAGTCACGGTCTTCTTCAGACAAGATGCTCCAGAAAGGAGATATACGATGTATCAAAGCTTCAGCTGCCTGGGGCTTATCTAGGTGTTCATTATTCTCTAACATCTCCTGTAACGTGTCGAGGCGGTGGTTAATCTTCTCTCGCAAGTCCATACTTTTCCTTCTTATGTAAACTGAGTTTGTCTTTGTAGCTCATGATTAGAGCACTAATAGCTAAAACCAAAATACCCATACTTTCAAACAGTATGTTAAGTGGTTCGTCTCCTTTGGTCTGAAGAAGTATCATTCTAGTCAATGCAGTCATAGCAATGATCAAAGGAAGTGTGACAGGAATACGATGGCTGCTATAGAAAGCACCCACCATTCCAAGAATCTCAGCGTAGATGAAAAGCATAAACAAATCAGCAAGAGCCATCTTGCCTTGTGTGTCGAACATATGGACGATGTCAAATCCAGCTGCCCACACTGTACCCATTACAATAAAAAGAAGCAGAGCCTTCTCTACATGCTCAATGACAGTACCGACGTGCTTCAAATAATCAAACATCAGTTTCGCCTCATCTGAGCATTGTCGATAGCAGTCTGCTTATCGAAGACAGGCTGCAAACAAGACTTGTGGAGAGTGCTAATGCCAAGTAGCTTCTGCTCACCAGAGTACACATTAGTGTCTGCCTTAGCAGTGTTACATGAATCGATATCAGCAGACTTGTACTCAACTCCTTCGTCTCGTCTAAAAGCTCGAGCAGGAGGAATATAGGTGCGTGCTTGCTTGGGACTGTACTTCTTGTACACCTCCCCCTTAGGCTTAGCCTTTCGTCGCTTACGTCCAGTCATGTCATAGGTACAACCGGTTGATATAATAGCCATTACAAAATCTCACACAAATCAGCGCACATGGTCCTCTAAATTACGATTTAGGTCAACACTTTTTCCCATACAGTTTTCACGGAGTTACACTTTTGATTTCCATTAGCACTACATTTATTGCACGGAGAACCAACTTGCTTACGAGAATTGTTCATCAAACTCCCTCTAATTTCGTTCATTTGCATATTATTCCAAATTTTATGGAAAGGAACATTGTTAACATTTCCAAATGTACCACCAGATCGCGACCAATCATTACAGCATAATAAAACGTCTCCGTTCCAATCTATAAAACCAAGCGTTGATGGCGTATAACATTTTTTGTCTAATACTCTAGATGAAATACCTTTGTGTGTCGACATTCCTGTTCTGTTGTGAAAAGATTTTGAAACTGTTAAAAACTGAGGTCTTATTTCAAATCTAATCTTACCTTTATACTGGTCTAGTTTATTACGCCAATAGAAGTATTGATCTGCATTGTCGTAAACATCTATCCTGATTAGTGAAAGACCAGCAGATATAAAATCATCTATAGTATACCACTGATCGTTTACTATTTTGTCTCCATTAGTATTTAAATTTGTAAAAATATTGTAAGAAGAAAACATTTTTATCATTGATAAAATATTTTTATTCAACAGAGGTTCACCCATTCCACTAAAATTAATTATTCCTTGATACTTGTGTTTACGTAAATCAACTAACAAACTCTCACAAGTCTCCATTTCCATATTAAAATTTTGGTTGGGATAAATTAGCGGATCAAATCTAGGGCAAAAGTGACATGTCCTATTACACAACTCAGTAGGATTAAGCTCTATACTCCTTAAGCCTCTAAAAACGCTTTCATGATCTAAGTGCCATTGTTTGCGAGGAGCGGCAAAGCTATAGTCCCAGTATGTGTAATACTGCTCTAAATCCAAAGATAATTTTTGAATGTTTTCTGGAACGTGTACTTGTTTGTGCCATGAATCGTGGAACAAATCTAAATTAGTACTTGTAATGATGTCATCACTAAAATACTTACCCATGGAAGCTATCTTCCGTACTTGTCTCGATAGCTCTCACGCTGCTTTATAAATTGATCAATATACTCGTCACGAGTCGACTTGAACACTAGAGGATGGTCATTATCTACGGACATAACAATAATGGTTTGTGTGATGGGGATCTTTGTCAATTCCTCAAACATTACACAATACGCAGCTGCCTGCATGAAGTAGCTGGAGATTTGATCTTTGCGCTTTCGTCGTTTAGATGTCTTAAAGTCAATGACAGACAGCTTACCATTCCATTCACCAATACAGTCTACGCGGCCGCCTACCTCCAAGTAGTTAGAATACAGAGGCACCTCTTGCATAACGACGTTATCAAGATACTTGTCTAGTAAACCTTTGAGTGTATTAAATGTCTCGATATTGGCAGGCATGTGGCCATCGAGATAGTCTTCTTTATTGTCGATATAGTCTTCACAAAGTTTATGTACAGCAGTACCTCTTGCAGACGCTTGAGCTGATACTTTGTTAGCTACTTCTGCTCCTACTTTAGCTCGCCATGCAGCAATGCCTTCTGCTGACAAGTCTTTGAGTACAGTTGTGACGGATGGATATAATTTTCCATCAGGTGTTTCGTAGTACCTTGTACCATTAATGGTCTTGGTGTCTAACTCTTGAATGTTTGGTTGATCAACGTGATTAAACATTATCAATAAACTCTATGTCAGGGTTGTTAGTTGGATTGTAGAGGGTATCATGTTCAATCGTGTTACCAAGAACATTGCTATAGCATTGAGTGACGGGGGCATTTTGTAGGGAGTCGTTGTTTCTAGTACAAATACAGTCGTTGGGATTTGACTCCGATCTAATTTTGTTGTAAAACTTTGTAGGCCACAGCGTTGGTTTTATGTTTTGTTTTTTTGATCTTTTAGTCTTGTAGAAGCAATTAATATGATCCCATAGTTCGGCCATTGGACCACCCTCTACAGCTCTATTAAAACAAACTGTTCTGATAAATCTTGCAAATGAAGGAAGCATGGTATAGCATTCCATTGCAAGACCACAGTTCCATAACGTATGATTTGGTATTTGATTCACAAGCGACTCAAATTTATACACGTTTCTACAATATGCATCGTGTTCCATAATAATAACTTGCTCGCTAGTTTTAGCGATATGCATCCACCAATAAAAATGAGATTCAAAGCACGCTTTCTCTTGATCTGGTATTATTCTATGCTTACCTTTATATTTACTTCGTGCATCATAATCCGCCCATTTTATTTTATATGGATTGTTTATCCGAGTTTCAGGAGTAAAACATTGCCATAGTTCTATGTCTATTTTACTAGTGCTTTGAAACGTTTCTCTTGCAATTTTAGAATATTGTAGTGATACTGAGTTAGTAAGATCACATATCATCACAGCCCTATATTTAATGTCTTTGTCTGGCTGTGCCAACTGATGATCTACTATCATTTAGATACCCGTGTTTAGCAATTAAATAGTCACGTACAAGTCCAGATCGAACAATGTCATCATAACTAAACTCAACTTTCTTGAATCGATCTATATGAGATAGGATATGTAAAAACTGATCGAGTCCACATTTATCCCAAGGTTTGTCTAAATCAGTCTGACTGCAGTCACCACAGAAAACAATCTGACTATAAAGACCAACTCGAGTGATTATACTGTCTAACTCATGGAATGTCAAGTTCTGAGCTTCGTCAACTATAATAATACTATTATCTAATGTAGTGCCTCTAATATAAGAAGTACTAATGAACTCGACTTGATTTTTGGTTTTAAGAATTTCGTAAGCATCTCCTCTCCCAAACAGTTCGTTACACATTGCTTGGTAGGGGGCCTCATATGCCTTCATCTTTTCCTTTTCGCTACCAGGTAGAAATCCCATCTCTCTAGTAGGTACTACTGATCTTACTATTACAACTTTGTCCTGATCACAATCCCGCTCGAACAATCTTTTTAATGCAAGGTACAATGCAACATATGTTTTTCCAGTACCGGCAACACCGTGTAGAACCAAGTGATCTTCTTGTTCAAAATAGTCATATGCTAACTGTTGATTTGGTCCTCGAGCTTGAACTCTCCTTAAATTAAGTTGAAACTTTTTAACCGGTTCTTTCTTCCTCTTTATCCTTTTAGGCTTTTCGAATAATTCTTCGTAAAAATCGTACTCTTGATAAGCTAGACCGAGATCGGACATTGTAACTCCTAGTTGTTATTGTAGTTGACGGGTTTGCCTCCATTTCGCTACAGCGTTTTCAGTTTTGGCTTCCTTCGCTGTCTTTTTAACATAACGACTAGCTAGATCACTTTGTGGATGTGCTTCACCTATCCTTTGTAAGGTTTCGTTCCATCCATCATCATTCTTAATTCTTGAGTCCAAACCAACCCCAGCCACAATGTTTATTCCATTGAGCACAGAGGTTATCCAGGGACATTCTTCTAGAAAACGAATCTTCTCATTATAGGACATAATTTCTTCGAAGTATTCGTCGGTGTTGGTATCTTTAAAAGTATAGGTCGGCATTACGTAGTTCCTACTTCAGTATCTTTGTACACAAACCAACCTGTTGCAATATATTTGGTTTCTTTGAGGTCCGGGCTTGACCTGTGTGGGTGAGTAAAACTAGCAGGGAAAATTACCATCTTTCCCTTTTCGGGTATTATTTGAAGATTTTGATTTGGAAAATCTGTGGTACCGCCTTTACGTACGCTATTTAAATATACCATCCACACCGCAAATCTTTTAGAAGAATTTGTACAGTGAGTTTGTTCATGATGAAATTTTGTAAACCCCCCACCGCTAGTAGATTTTTGTAGTTTGCATGTAATAGTTTGGAGGGCATTCCAAGGAGGGTCATCATTGGTAAATTTAGAGTTAACTATACTCCAATATTCTTCAAAACAAAGTTTTATTTTTTCTTTTAACACTTTTTCTAAAAAACGAAATGATCCAAAATTATGCATTTGTATGCTGCTATCGACTCTGTTAGAATTGTTAAACAAAGAAACTCCATGCAAAGTTTTCTGAGGTAAAGAAATCTTTTTGTTCTCTATAACAGAAAGTTTTTCTTCAAATAAAGTTACAGTGTCATTACACCATTTAGATGTCAATGCATTTGGAAAAATACCAATGCTATTCGATAAGACTGTGTTGTTTTCATACATCACCCTACGGCGACCTTCACAACATCTTGCTGCAACGACTGCTCAAACGAATCGTAGAACACACCAAACACATTTTTAGCATTCAAGTTATGGTACTCGTCTTTGTTGCCGAATCTAGGAACGACAAACTTAAATTTTACCTTATCGTACTTATGAGCTATAAACTGCATGTACTTTACTCTATTTAGATTATCATTGTACCTAGAACGCGTCTCAGGGCCGTATGCGTTAGTACCATCATAAAGATTACCTAATGACACCTTTGGAGACTTAATCATAAAGTCGAATCCTAAGCAGTATAAAACGTTGTGTCCCGCTTTTATTGCTTCCAGCATAGCATTGACCCCAGCATTGGATCTAAAACGCTGATACTGGTTATACTCAGGATCCTCGAACTGCTCTTCTAACGGAGGTACGATAAATTTTTCTTTAGGAAAATCACTTGCAGTTATCTCCTCTATAATTGGAGGATCAATGGACACCAAGAAATCAATAAGCTCAGGGTAATCTCTATACAAGGCATTGCACCCGTATATTGTACCGTTACCCTTCAGCTTTGCAATGTCGAACTTCTTTCTACTTGGACCGTTACCAATAATAAATGCTACTTTTTCCATTTCTCTTCAATCCCAGGAAACGCCTTTCGCACAACACTCTCTGTAATGTCCTTTAGCTCAGGTGGTAGCTTCTTGTTCTTAACATGAAGAAGAAGTTTGGCATCACCTGCATCAACAGACTCAAGCATTTGAATAAACATAAGCTCACGTTTGTGAGGACGGAGCTGTTCTCCGTCTGGAATGTTTAGACAATACTTTAGACGACGAACGTCTGCCTTGAGCACATTCTGTGCATCAATACCTTCGTCGATAGGAGTATAGGGTGGATCGGTCTCTGGAAGTAGAAACTTAATGTTTGGATTGTAAACAAGATCGAGAATAACTTTGATAGGAAAGTCGTTCTGGTAAGCTGAAAGAGCTTCCGACCTTGCTTTGTTACCGTTTAGTTTTGCTACTTTGAGGAGGGTTTCATAAATTGATTCATTCATTGCTCATTCACTTCATTTTCAAAATACTTTCGTGCCTGCTTACCGACTGCACTAGTAAGCCTATGGTCAATGTCTTTACTATTATATAGTACTGATTTAATTATCTCTAACGAATACATGTATCGTACAATAAACTCTTCATCATCAACGTCGTATCCATTGTTATGGAGTTCGTTAACTAAACCGTGACCAATTTTATCAACAAAATCTTCAATAAAGGCTTTTGACAACTCCTTCTCGTAGAAATCATCAACCTGTTGTTGAACCGGTTCAGTTCTAGTACCTGGAAATTGTATTACATTGCCCATTAACATATTTATCAACTCTTGGGAAGCAGACTTCTAATTAACGAATCCCACTGCTGAATTCTTGATTCCCATGAGTAAAAGCCATCAACGTACGCTTTTTGGAAATCTAACCGATTGTCCATTGAGTCTGTATTCATCTGTTGAATGGTCTGATTAAGTACTTGAATAAAGATGTTGGCATGTATATTAATATCCTCATGCATGCTATATGTAATCCCAAAGCCAGCCAGTGTCTCCGGTAGAGCAGCAAAGTCAGGAGCAATTACAGCACATCTTGCTGACATGGCCTCCATAGCAGCTATACAGGATGTCTCTGGCCAGATAGATGGAAACGCAAAGATGTGTGCTTTCTTTAATGCTTCCCGCACCACATCGTTAGGCTGATAGCCGTGGTAATTTATCTTTGGGTGGTTACGACACTTCTCAAACAAATGCTCGTAGTCAGCATCTCGTTCACCCCAACCGTATATGTTAAAGCTGGAGTATACGTCCAGTACAATATTGTCATGGTGATTGCACAGCTCTTCAAATACAGGCACTAGAATATCTAATCCACGGTGAGGTGTAGTGTGGTAGATAATGTTAATCTGATCTGCTGGAGAAGGCTTTACGTGAGCTTCAATTGGCTCGATACAGTTCTTTAAGATAACATACTCGCTTGGCTTTAAACCATATGCAAGCTCATATTGTGTCTTTTGAAAGTTAGAAACAAATACCAGTTTATCAAAGCGCTTACGTTGCTCAGCATCTTGCAAGTGTTGAGCTTCGGGATCATTGAACATA